TTGTTTAGCTAAGTTGTCCATTGCTTCTTCTTTTGAAACAGCAGCATCTTTTTTTGCTTTAGCTTTAGATTTAATTGGAGCGCCTCCAGGAGACACTAAAGTTTTTTCGCTCGTTGCTATTTTATTCATTTGCTCACCACTGAATCAGTAGGACTAGATTCGAAATCTTCATCCTGTTCTTTGTTAGTTCTAAGTAGTTCAGATATAAAACTTTGAACCATGAGATACCCACGGACTTCTCCGCAGGCGTGTTGATAGCCACCGAAATCTTTAGCCTTTCCTGCACTAAGATCCTCTTGAATTATCTTTCGCCGATCTTCAATTTGCGCTGATAGTAACATTAGCGTTTCTTTCATTTTGCATTCCTCTAGTTGGTTTTTAAATTAATTATTCATCTTGTTGAATTTCTGTATCTTCTACTTTAGTTTCGTTGCGTAGTTTTTCTTCTTCCGCACGTAGTTGCATATCAAGACTTTTACTAACAGCATTAGCGCCCAACTCAGCACCTTTAATTACCTGCTTGACTTGATTATTTGCTTGCTCCATTTGAGCTTCAGCACCAATCTTAGCACCTACTATTGCTTGTTGAGAATCTATTCTTGCTTTCTCTAACATTAAATCTCGCTCAAACCCAGATTCCATTTTGTATTTGTCAAACTCTAACTTAGCTTTATCAAGTTCAATATCTGCCATAGTTTTCTGAGCTTTAACTTGTGCTTCTTGTTGTTTGATCTGAAGCTCTGCTTGTTGCATTTGCACCAATGGATCTTGTTGCTGTTGTTGTGCTTGTTCTTGTTGGAACTCTGCTTGGTCTTTCTGAAGCAGTTGCTCTCCAGCTCGCGCTACAAGGCGAGATAGTTCTACTTCTACATCTTCTGGTAATACTTCATCAGGAGCCGGTAGTGGAACACCAAGTTGTTCTTCTATTTGTTTACGATATTCAAATGCTATATGTTCAGCTACGTGTGCTTCCATCGCTGCAATAATTGCATTGGCTTTAGTACTCTGTCCTATCATCTCACGAATCTTAGGATCATTTATAAAGGCCATATGTGTAGTAATATGCGCTTCCTGATCTTGGTATATAAATGCTTTAACGGGTTTGCCATTAATAAGGTTCATATTCTCTGTAACAGGGTTTGCTTCTTTTACGTCTTCTTTATCAGGTATTAGCTTGTCTATATTTTTAACGCCTAATACTTCTAGCATCTGACGGTTTAGTACGGGTAAGTCGTAGATGTCAGGGTTAGATTGTGCAAGTTGCATAACCGCTTGGTACTGTACTACTTTCTGCGCCATTGTTGCAGCATTCGGATCAGCAACGGGTATTAAGTTAACTTTATTATAGTCTTCTTGTTTAGCACCAGGTGTACCTGTCGAAGGATCATACTGATAATCTGGATCTGTGTAGTCACGAATAATATCTTTAAGTAATGAGAACTCTTTTTTCATAGAGTAATAAATACGTGCGTTTACCGCAGACATTACTTTGAGTGTTCTTTCTAAGATAGCAAGCGTTGAACCTACAGGAGAGTTAGCTGACATATCAGATACTTTCATATCAGAAGCACTAGCGAACCTTCGCCCTTCACTAACAATCTTATCCATTAATACTGAAAGAACTTGGCTTGGCTCTTTATAAGGAAGAGGCATTAAGTTATCGCGAATACTCCCTGAAGGTACATCAACGTCTCGCCATTCTGCTGGACCTATAGGAGTATCATCTCCTTTAATCCTAAGTCCTCTAGCTTTAAATCCGCCGGGCAGGTTAGAGAGTGTGCCAGCATCAACAAGTTGACGAAGAAGCATAGTCCCTGATTTCGCAAACCCCCCAACGAGATGTATTAAACCAAAACAGTAGAAACCAAATCCGGGTATGTACCCATAATGAACAAAATGTTGTCTACGTGTTTTTAGATTATCTTCTTGTTTCCAGTTACGGCGAATCGCTAGGATCTCAGTTGTACCTTTATCTATTGTTACAACATAAGGTAGAGCTATCCCTGTCTTCTCACCATCGTCTTCATCTTCATATCCTTCCAGATCAAGATCAACATTCATTTCTAGAATCTTATAGCGATCATCATTAGTCGCATCGAAACCCATTTGTTCAGCAATCTTTTTCTCTACTTCATCCAGATCGTAGCCAGGATCACCTAGCTCAATATCACGATAAAAACCCATCTGTTGTAAGTTGTGTAGTTCTTGTTTAGTTTTTCGCATTACGTGAGTAACACGCTCTGCTGTTTCTAAGTTAGACGCACCATAAGGCACGACCATATCTTCAGCAGTAACAAATACAGATACTTGACGTTGTAGTGCTGGATCATAGTAAACTTTCTTAAACGCATTTCCTGCAAGCCCAAGTCCCCATAACATTCTTTCATGCTCTGGGCGATACTCAGGCATTTTGTCCATGAGCTGATAGTTCATATTCTCTTGTACACGAGCTGCAGCTTCTAAACACTCTGGTGTTTCTTTACCAATAATAGAAGTCTTAACAGGTCCCGCTGCAGGAAACGTCTCCATCATAGTTTCTGCTTGGAACTTAACGAGTGCTTCAGATAAGAGTGGGTGATATACAGCGCAAGCCCCTTCCCAAGGCTCACTTCTTTGTTCTATTTTAAGTCCTAGTAATTCAAGACCATCAACATAAGTTTCTAGCCAATCTTTTCTTGAGTTAATATCATTAGAGAAATCACCAAGTAGATTTGAAGAAAGTTCTGCTAGGTATTGTTCTGGGAGTTCTTCCGCAAGGTTCGCTGAAAACTCATCTTCAGGCATACGATCAGGATCAATGTTTATCTCCATATCACCAATCTTAATATTGACCTCTTCAGGATCTTCGATCTCTATTTCAATGGCGGTTTCTTCTTCGCCGAGTTCTTCCATCCCTTTGGGTGCTTGGTATAGTCCTTTGTCAATATCAGCCATTAGTCTTTCCTTTGTTATAATGCGTATAATCTTTTGTGTGCTCGACCTCTGAAGACCTGTCTTTCTTCTTCTTCATCGTTCGGTAATCTAATAAATCCGCCCTGCCTAAATCTAGCAAGTGCTAAAGTAGTGGAGTCTACCAAGTCATCGTTAGCTCCACTAGGAAAATCGTTACATTCCTCTATAACTTCATGTGCCCAGCGTCTATCTGGAGCCCAAACGACTCCACCATGAAACAAATCAGACACAGCATTCACCCTACTTATTTTATCTTGTCCTTTGCCTGGTGTAAACTCACCTACGGGAATACCCATTCGCCTAAATTCTTGGTATAAAGCTGCGCCATTAGACTTTTTCTCTACAATAAACGCATCAGGCTCCCATTCGCGGTACTCTTCTAGGCACATTTGCTTTAATTCAGGGAACTCTAGTCGCTGTTTGATTGAATTTAGCAAAATAATGTTATGGTTGTTAACTTCCTCGTTATAAAAGACACCCCAAGTGGTTAATGCGTTATAATCCGCTCTATTATTGGCTTCCTGCGCCGCATCTAACGTCATTATTATAAATTCACAGGGCGGTGGGTCATCTTGTTCCCATATATTCCACCATTCACGCTTAATTAGTGCGCCTTCTTCCGATACCGGGTTCTGCATATACTGCGCGTTCCAATATCTTATGTCAATCGAGGCTCTTCTAGACTGTAATTCCTTTATGGGCCAGAACTCTGGCCACAATGATACCTCTTCTCCTTGTTTATCTTCTAAAATCGCAGGAAACTCTACAACTTCCCAGTCATCTACGTCATCATTCTTAACCATTTGGTTTATTATCTGTCCTGTCAGGTCTAATTTAGACCATCGAGTCATAACAACAATAATAGCACCACCAGGCATAAGGCGCTGTAACGGACCAGACTGAAACCATTCCCATGCAGGGAGAAAAACATCAGACTTGCCAAGCTTTGCATCCTGCTCTGAGTGTGGGTCGTCAATAATGAATAGGTCGGCACCCCTACCAGCCAAAGCGCCACCAACACCAATTGCAAAATACTCACCATTAAAGTTAGTACCCCAACGAGAAGCGGATTTGCTGTCTGCTTGAAGTGATACATCCGGGAATACGTCTTTGTACGGATCAGAACCAACCAAATTTCGAACCCTACGGCCGAAGTTAACAGCCAGATCCGCAGTGTGCGAAGCCATGATAATCTTTTTCGCAGGGTGTCTACCCAAAAACCACGCGGGAGCCAAATATGATATAAGCTCTGACTTCCCGTGACGAGGTGCGATGTTAACAATAACCCTTTTTCTTTTACCATCTGCAATTTCTTCAAACAACTTAGCCAATCTCGCATGGTGTGCTCCTATTTTATAATCAGGATAAACGTGTTGGATAAAATCTAGGAAGTTTGCTTTGCCTTGTTTTTGCGTTACCTCTTTCTGATACTGTTGCAAAAGAGTCAGACTTCTCTGCCGTTCTTTCTCTGGCATATCTGGTAGCGCATTTTGTAGTAGTTCTAGATCCTCAACACTAATCATCGTTTATTACTTCGTGTTTCCCATTAATAACTTTGCTCTTTAGTGATTCTATCGTTTCTTTTAGTTCTTTCTCTAGCTCTTCACCACTCTTGGTAATGTGGGTAATCTCTGTTTTCTTTTTAAATGCATCAACACCATCAATTTCACCTATCTTACTCCAGGCAGATATTCTTTCTCGTGATGTCTTAGCCATCGCTGCTTCTTGTAGGAGTCCGTTGACAACAGAAAGTTTAATATCCGCTAGGTCTTTAGCCACCATGTGACTAGTCTGTGATACTAGGCCCGATAAATAGGCAATTGTTTCGTTGGGGTATTCACCGAACTCAGGTTTTAACTCCGGATTAATCATCATTTCTTTTGCCAAGCTTTCTGCGTGCTCCATGTTTTCTGTAGTGGGTTCTATGTTTTCGTCTGCTAAATCACTGACTAGTTTTATTGTCTGCGCTCGCATTGTGAGTTCTTCTTGCACAGGAATATCTGGTAACGCTTCTTTAGCATTTTTAGGAATAGGGATATCGTTTTCTACGTGAGGAACAATGGCCGCACAGATGCTTTCGTTAACATCTTCGAAATCTGATTCTTCTAGTTTGTGTTCTTGTTTTGACATGTGTCGCTGTTACACCTGGGGTTATTTGCAGCTTATGCTTGGAGTATAGGATTCTTTTATAGGTGTTGCAAGTGTTCCCTTGGTTTTGGCAAATTTTTGCGAAATATTTTTTTGGATTGCCTTTTGTAAACTTAGGGGGTGGGTTTTGGTATTTAGGGGGGTGGGGGTTGTTTAGCGGAATCTAGTATCCTAGATTCTAAAGTATATTTTTGGGCTTGTCAACCTTTTGTGGATCTGAGAAATACGTGGGATCATTTGTGTATATTACAATGTATAGGGCGTATGGGCGCGTACAGAAAATTTGGGTGCATAGGGGGGCGGTAGGGCTCTCTAAATGACCGTTTGCTAGCTATATGACCCCAAAAAATCGCTCTGAAACCCGCGTGTTTCCTGACTCCTTGACAAGTAGATTTTGTTGTGAGAATATTTAAAACGTCGACAGGGCAAGTGTCCAATGTCGAATAAATTTAAATTATTTTTAATCTACTAGGAGTTACAACATGACTAACATAGTTCGTACAGCAAATGATTACCAAGAAAGAACAGGGGATAATGACCTAAGAGATATTAAAGCTTTCTGTGAAGGGCTTGAGACTGAAGCTGAAATCACTAAACACCTTGAGTTTCTTGATCTTAAGCTTGATCTGGAGTTTGAAAAGATAAAGAAATTAGCTAAAACGGCAGGGAAAGCAAAGATCAAAGAGATAACAGACAAGGCAATTACTAACTACAAACAGAATTGTAGACGAGCATATGCTAAATTAGCTTAATTAATCCACAGTTCAACCGAAGGTTCTCTTCGGTTCATGTTTCGGTTCATGCTGAAACCCACGCCACCACTGAATAGTTCATGGTTCATGGTTTTTTTTAATAGAACATAAAGTTTTAAGATTTTATGAGATCTTAAGTCCCCTTAACGCGATGAGGCAAAAGGTATTGTCCTATAAAAAAACTATGAACTTATGAACTACTACTAATATATATATATATAACTTATATAAAACAATAACTTAGGACTAACGGTTCGGTTCATGTTTTTAAGTTGACAATAAGAACCCGAACCGACAATAATGGAGAATAATTATGGATACATTAACTAATATTTTTATAGGAATTTTCTTAACGAGTACCGTTTTTTGGGTCGTTGGGTTTTTATGGGTAGAAGGTTTAATTTTTAATAACAAGGAGAAGTAACATGAATAACTTAAACAATAATAACCAAATGGTGAACGAAGTGAAGAGAGAGTTACCCGCAGTAGAAGCAGTAAATTATGAAACTAAAAATATCCAGAACTTTGGGTTCAGTCTTGATGCTTGCCCACATGCAAGTCCAGTAATACTTAAGGTATTCGTTCAAGATGAAACCTCTTTGGCGAACGAGGGTTTTGGAATGAAAGTTGGCTACGCCATTGTCAGATTACATCTAGGGAATGGTGAAGTTGAATTGGTAACATGGATGATTATCAAGCATTGCAACACCGAAGAACAGAAAAAGAAAAGAGACTTCTTTGCTGAATATGGAAACTACTCTGGCAGTTTTAAACCAACCGTTGAAGAGTATAAGAAAAGATTGCGTGAAGCCGAGGAAGATTTTACTAAGAGAGTCAGGGCTATTGTTAAGCCCTGCTTTGATAGCTACGTTAAATCTGGAAGAGAATTTGTATAAACCAACGCCCCCTTTAGGGGGCAACATTAAACTAAGGAGAAGTAACATGAAAAACACAACTAAAACTACAGGTAATAAGACTATGAGAAAATTTAAGAAGAAAGCACAGGTTGATATGTATAAACATATTAGTGATGTAACGCTAGCACTAATGGAACAACATGACAGCAACTGGTGCCAATCATGGGAAAATACAGCGATGGGAGGGACACTTCGCAATGCTATAACAGGACACTGTTATAGTGGTCTTAATATATTCTTGCTGAGTCATGCGATCCAAGTAAATGGGTGGACTTCAGGGGAATTTATGAGCTACAACCAAGCGAAAGCCAGAGGCTACTCTGTAAAAGGAGAGAAAGGAACGCTGATAACCTATTACAAACAGATCATAAAGACTGAATGGGATGAAACTAAGGGCGAAGAGGTAGAAAAATTCGAGCGATATCTTAGGCATCACCACGTCTTTAACGCTGACCAAGTAGAAGGGTATGAAGGTAAGACTCTGGAAGAGACCAACACCAAGCCAGAGACATTCAACAATACTCTTGTAGAGCAAGCGGTAAAAGCAACGGGAGCCTCGATAGTACATGGAGGAAATACAGCTTGCTACATACCGTCCCTTGATAGGATCAAGATGCCAAAGAAAGAGTCCTTCATAAATACCAACTATGATACTGCCGAGGAAGCATACTACGGCACTCTACTCCATGAGTTAACTCACTGGACGGCACACGAGAAGAGACTAGCACGGGACTTATCAGGAAGATTTGGGAACAGTGCATATGCTTGTGAGGAACTGGTAGCAGAGATAGGATCTGTATTCTTATGTAGTATGCTTGGTGTTAAATCAGAGCCAAGCCCTGCCAATGCCCAATACCTGAATCACTGGATGGAAGTAATCAAGAAAGATAAGAAGGCGATAGTGAAAGCCTTCGGGTTAGCACAGAAAGCAAGCGACTTTGTGCTAGGGATTGAAAGAACTTATGAGAAACCTGAGAAGAAACAGGAAGAGAAACTAGTAGCATAACAACCACCACTAACCGCCCCCTAACGGGGGCTACTTTAAAACTGAGGAGAACGATATGAAATTTACTAAAAGAGAAATAATGGAGCGTGAAATTAAACGCGAAAGACTACAAGCAGACCGAGCGTTTGACAACGCTATATCTAGAGGACTAACTAACCCTGAAGATTACATGTATATGCAGACTAAGTCTGCCGATGGAGGCTTGATGGCGGAGGACTTCTTCAAACATAGAGACACTAAAGAATACATAACCTATAAACGATAAGGAGAGGAATAATGGAGAACAACATAAGAGGATGCTACGTAAGACTAGAAACAAATGAGCTATGGCGAACGAAGGCTCGCGGAACTAATGAAAATGAGTATCAAATGTATCTAACATTTGCCGATGATGGTAGCGGTATAGATTTTACTACAGGCAAACCACTAAAAACATATGACGAATGGCTTAATAGTTAAGGAGAACAACATGAAAAACAATTGGTTCAATACTTTATGGGAGGCGTTAGACGCTGAGAGTTTAGACCTAACGATTTATGGTGGTATCAGGTATGGTGAAACATTCACGACCACTATAGATGACGGCACGAAGTATGGACATTATGTATCTATTTTTAGGTGTCCAACAACGGGTCGATATGAACGA